ACTACGAGCGAGCGCAAGGCGTATGTGACGGTGAAGTTGAAATGATGGAATATATCAAAATGCTACGATTTGAAGACTATGATTAACGGAAAAAGTATTGGCGATGTTGCCAATTTGAAAAACAAATGTTCAACTTAAAAACAAATTTGATATGAAAGTAGAAGTTAAAATTACAGATGATGCTGGCAATATTCGCAAATACGTTGTTAGCGGTTCGTTGCATTTAGTAGATTTCATTGAAGAAATTGAATATATGCAGGGATTGTATAGCAACGCAAGATTTACACAGGCAGAAGCCACAAGAGATAAGTTAGCAGAACAACTTGATGATTTAATGAGGTTGGGTAGCAATGACCGCTAACGTGTAATTTACGCAACTAAATTTTAAACAACAAACAAAAATGACAACAGAAAAAAAATCAACAACAACCAAATTATAAAAACAAACATAACTATGAAACCAAAGGAGATAACGATGCAGATCGTGAAGAACATCGGTAACTACGAGATGGCGAGATTACAGGCCACGTATGAGCTAACAGATGGAGAGGGCGACACGAGGGAAGCGATTGCCGACCTGTTTAAGGAAGCACGGAAAGATTTGGAATTCGCTTTCATTAGGTCCTACGGCAAACAATCATATAAACGTGATGAGGATGTTGAGGAGGTGGTTGAAACGGATGAGGTTGGCGACATTACAACAGACAAGGTGAGGCTGACGACCAAGCGACAAATGCAGAGGGTGTTGGATGCGCTTAGAAATGGTGATATGACGGAGGAATACGTGTTGAGAAACTTCGATTTGACCGATGATCAGTTGAAGTTTTTCAGGGAGAAAGGATTCAAGCTTTCTTATTTTGAGATATAAATCAAGCAATCAAATTGACTAACTAATTAATTAACTAACGGAGGGTGCTGTGGCGAGGGGCAGAAAAAAATATGGAAGAACAAGTAAAATATCAGACAAAGATGGATAAGATGGATAAGATGGATGAAATAAATGATGTGATTAAGCCGGTCAACGAGGAAGCACCGAGAACGAGGGAGGAGCAGAAGATACTCAACACGAGGTTGAGGTTGGCATTGCGTACCGGTGCGCTACCGTTCCGATTTGTAGACGACCAGGAGAAGCACTACCGCAAGATCATATATAGCATTGGTGTGGAGGTAGGCAAGAAGTTCACGGCAAACAAAGATGGCAACGTGTGGACTGTGAGAGAAGTGGAAGAAGCTCGGTAAGGGATCGGTGGAAATAACGGTAAAGTCTATGCTTAGTGTCTGTAAACTAAGGCTAATTTTAAAAACAAATGTTATGAATTTAGAAGAAAAAGTAGAAATATACGATACAGAGGAATTAAGCGTAGCCAATGTTAGTGGCAGTGAGAGGTTTATAATAGTCGCAGAAAGCATTTCGGGGCATTGTTGCTTTGAATACTCTGTTATAGACACAAAAGAAGGTAAAAAAACCTATGGTGATTATTGGAAGAAAACAATGTGCGAAACTTTTGATAAAGACGCTGCCGTAATGATATGCTATGCTCTTAATCAGTATTTCCGCTAACGGTACAGTATATGAAGCGGTGGCTATTAATAGCTGTAAGATTGCTAACCGCACAAAAATAAATTAACAGCAAAGGTGGACGTACAACACCACTGATTTATATACAATGTTGTGCGCAGTTTTATTATGGAATCAATACTTGAAAAAATAGATGATGAAAGGGTATTTACAATGCGGCTTTCGGATGATAAAAAAAAATTAAATATAGAAGAGGCTTGTGATAGATTCTTTGAAATTCAATTAACGAAAAAAGAAGCATTGAAAATGTTGGATGAGATTACTCACATTGTTAATCAGATGACCGGGTAATTGCGCCCAATGGATAATATTTGAAGCAACTGACAAATGCATAATTCGTTGATTTACCGATGACAAAGAAAACGACAGCGACAGACCTGTTCACCTGTCTGTGCCGCAGCGAACTCGGTGTCCGCTGTGTCAAGGAGTACAGATTTCACCCCGTCCGCAAGTGGCGGTTCGACTATGCGATACCCGAACACCTCGTCGCGCTTGAAGTCGAGGGCGGCGTTTGGATAGGCGGGCGGCACACCTCCCCGAAAGGTTTTCTCGGAGATATGGAGAAGTACAACACAGCGACAACAATGGGTTGGAAAGTCCTCCGAACAACGCCCGATGACCTGTGCACGAATAAGACGCTGGAGATGCTGAAGAGTGCCATTTTCGGTCTAAATACAGGCGAAAGTGTAAAGGCAGGGCGTAAGAAAGTCAAACGCTGAAATTGAAGCGGAAGCCAAAGCGTATTTGTCGAACAAAAAAAGCCTTGAAGTAATGGAAAACCAAAACAACAAGGCTAATGCTTTTTAGCATAAAAGACAGCCACAAGATACGAATTTTCAGGCACAAATGAAAAGGGTATTAAACCGACTTTTCAACAGATGCGTACAACATACGCTTTTATTACCTATCTTAGGCTCGGTTCGGACGGACATTGTGGGTACGGGCGACCAACAAATGTGACATTGACACTCTTGGCATATGATTATATTAAAGTGTTTTGTTACATTTGAGAAGTTAAACAAAGAAGTGATGCTGTACGATCTCTCCCAGGAACTTGACCGCAAACGTGCCCAGCAGCGCTATGACTACCTCCTCCAGAAGGGCAAGGTGATAGAGCTGACCGAGCACGTGGCGCGTACCAACTCGCAGAACGCCTACCTCCACGTCCTCCTTCGTGTGCTGGCGATGGAGTTCGGCGAGACGGTGGACTACGTCAAGGAGAAATACTACAAGGTGCTGGTCAACCCCGCGCTCTACGTGCAGAAGAAGACCGACCGCTTCCTGGGCGAGACCGTGACGCTGCGCTCCAGCCGTGACCTCACGAAGGAGGAGATGACCGAGAGCATCGACCGCCTGAAGGTGTGGTCTGCGGAGCAGGGCATCTACCTCCCCGACGCGGAGGACAAGGCGCTCATCGCCCGCATCGAAGCAGAGATGAAACGGAACGCCAAATACTTATAATTAACGTGTGAATAACGTGTGAACAATATGGGACGAGGAAGGACGAAAGAAGAACTCGAAAAAACGCGGAAACCCTTTACCAGCGAGACGGCAAGGGAGGCGCAGAAAAAGAGCGTGGCCTCCCGTAACCTACACACTATGATGGTGAAGACCATCGAGCGTGAGCTGGTCAAGAAGGTCAAAGGAGTCACCAAGCAAGAGAAGATCGCCAAGCGGATAGTAGACGGTGCAACCGACGGCGACGTCCAGATGATAAAGATATACACCTCGGTCGCCTTGAGTACCCAGGTGAAGGAGACTCACGTCGAGGCAACTGACAAGGGTATACTTATCACGTCCGTGGGTGCTATCACTCCCGAGGAGATTGCTGAACTATGAAGCAAGAGTGGAAATGTAGTAAGGTCTTTGTGCAGACCAAGAAGGCGTGGCTGTCCAAGCCGCGTTATATATCATCATGTGGCGGTACACGATCCGGCAAGACTTTCAGTAACCTCCAGCTGCTTATACTCGTAGCCAATACCCGCAAGGTGACTATATCCGTGGTGTCGGAAACGATGCCGCACTTGAAAAGAGGCGCTATACGCGACTTTCAGAATATCATGGGTACGGAGTTCGACGAGACCCGCTGGAATAAGACTGACGCAATCTATACCTTTCCTAACGGCTCAATAATCGAGTATTTCAGTGCCGACTCACCCGCAAAGGTACACGGCCCGGCCCGTGACATTCTCTTTCTCAATGAGGCGCAGAACATATCCTATGACATAGCCCGTCATCTCTTTGTCCGTACATCGGAGCGTATCCTGATAGACTACAACCCGACACACACCTTCTGGGTGAACGAACGTATTGAGCCGAGCGAGGACTGCGTCTGCATACACTCCACGTTTAAGGACAACTGCGACTGCGCGACCGGCGAGACATTCCTGTCACCCGAGCAAGTACGCGAGATTGAGAGTAACAAGGAGGACAAGAACTGGTGGCGTGTCTATGGCGAGGGTAAGGTTGGGCAACTTGAAGGTCTGATATTTCCTGACTTCGAGCAGGTGGATGACCTGCCGAGACCCGAAGAACGGCCGGACGGCATGGTGGAGGCATACGGCCTTGACTTCGGGTTCACGAATGACCCATCGGTACTCATTCACGTACTCGTTGACAACCGCAGTCGTGAGATCTGGGCTGATGAAGTGTTCTATCGGACGGGTATGCTGAACTCGGATATGGCAGCCGCGATGAAGGAGGCCGGAGTAGGACGTAAGACGGTGTATGCTGATGCTGCCGAGCCGAAGACGATTGAAGAATTGCGCCGGTATGGGTTTAACGTGCAGCCGAGCTATAAATCCACACGTAAGGCAGAGCAGTTACAGGCGATGAAGGGCTACCGGCAGAAGATAACGAAACGCTCACTCAACCTCATACGTGAGCATCGGGGTTACACGTGGCAACGTGACAAGGACGGATCGTATCTGAACGAACCCATCGGTGTACAAGACCACGCCGAAGATGGATTTCGTTACGGATGCTTCCCCGCTCTGAAGGCATATCGCGAGAGCCACCGCATAATATCACTGACTTAATGGTAACGCAAAGGCACAACAGATTACAGCAAAATACTTTATATTTGAGACGATATGACACTACTTGACAAATTGAAAGAGATAGCAGAGGCCGCCTGTCCGCGACTGACATGGTACTACGACATACGGCAGATGCAGAACGTGACGGCCGATGACGGCAAGTTCCCGGCCATATTCATGGAGGAATACTACGCCAGCACCCTACGAGAGGGTTACGGCTGGAGGCGTGAAGTGACCGTTGAGTTACATTTCCTTGACCTCGTACCGATGCATGGTGAGGCCGAGGCACGTGAACGTGTACGTGAGTGGCTCCTGGCGAACGGTGTCATACCGTTCCTGCACAGACTGAACGCCGACCAGTCGGGAGTGTTCTCGACAGTGACGGAATGTCAGTGTGACCCCGAGCCACCGATGTTCGATGCCAACGCAACGGGAGTGCTGTTGCGCTTCACCACATCGATGCCCGCCTGTCTTATTGAGCCAGAACGCGAACCAGAACACGAAACAGAGCAGACCGATGAGACTGACTGAATACAACTATCGCGAGGGTACGTTCTCCTACGGCGCACGTATCGGTGTCGGAATGATATTGCAGGACGAGAGTCTGTCCGAGTACCAACGTCTGAAAGGGTGCTGGAAAGAACTCTACGGGTGGAATGCACGACTGATGCCGCCACGTATGCGACACCGCCGTTTCCGTCGTATGCTCGAAGGCATCGAGTACTGGGTTGAG